AGTATTCTTGCTGTTGCATTACGTCAATACCATAGTTAATTGAATCCTTACCTTTTGTTGCTGGATATATTTGAATACCTCTGCGTCTTATTTCTTCAATCGATTTTGGTTCTGCTGAATCCGCATAAATTACTGTGTCTTTTGGTAGTGCGTTTGCAATATCTCCGTTAACCATTCCAGTCCTATAAAACAATTCTTTAACAATTCGCTTGTCGTTCCACTTGTAAACTGCAATAGCACTTGTAGGATCGTTGGTGTATCCAAAGTCTAATCCAATTCCTAACAACCTTGCTTCATTTGGTATCGTGTCAATTAGTTGCCAGTTACTAAATACAACCCCTTGTAAGTTTCCAATTTGCCCTTCGCCGTAAACACGCCACCAATTCGCCCAATAGTTTGACGTTTTCGCTTTTTCTTTTTTAATCATTAAATCTTCCAAAGTTTCCTTTGAAATACCCTCGTTGTCTAAATAAGTAAGTAGTAAAAATTCTGCGTTGTGCTGTGGTAATATTTCGGAATGCACCCAGAATTCGTTATCAGGATTGAAGTCAATATACGTTTCTGAACTCCTAATCATTAAAGCATCAGCAATAATAAAAGGAATGTGATTTGCTTCGTTAAGGAATAGAATATCACGCTTACCACTTGCTTTTGCTTTACCATCTGAATCGAATGATTTAAACTGCATTCGTGAACCGTTCGTAAAAGTGTAAATCAAAGCTGAAGCATTCCAGTTGTTCTCAATCCAACGATTTGTTTCAACCATTATCGTTTTGAAAATATCCAATGCTCCCTCTTTAACAGCAGGTAAAGTTTCTGCAACAACTGTTATTTTTATACGTTGTTCTTTTATTGCTCGGTCTATCAATATTGGAATGATAGCGTATGTTTTCCCTGCATTTGTTCCGCCTTGTATAACACGAATTCGAGCTTTCATTGCTTTTATTCTGTTAATAGCGGTTGTTCTTTTAAACATTACTTAAAGTAAATCATATTAATTTTTGATTTGTAACGTCTTCATAATCTGTATAAATATCAGGGTTATTATCGTTTTGTCTTACATACTCTTCAAATACTTTTTTTAATTCGTTAATCCTATCTAATAAGCAACTGCCACAAGTTGTAAATTCAGCGTGTTTGTTAAACGTGCTTGTGTAAATTTGGTTTAATCTGTATTGAACTGTTGGAACAACCGAACCCCTTGTAACTTCAAAAAATTCCTTTAGAAAGTTATAATCTTGTTCGCTTAAACAGTTAGGTTTTGAATAGGGAAATAGCTTGTTTAACGCTTCCTTTCGTTGGTCGCAACCGCAATCCTCTCCTGCTACAAATTTAACAAGTGCTTTGATTCCCGTTGCTGTTGTGATTTGGTCGATTGTATCTCCTAATCCTTGTGCTTTTTTTCGTGCCATAAGTCGCTTAATTCTTTTAAATCGTTTCTAAGTGTTTGGTTTTCTTTTTGTAGTTTTTTGTTTTCTTTTTCAAGTTGGCAAAACATTCCGTAAAACTCTTTTGCTCGTTCTTGACGTCTTTCAAGTTCGTTTTCTAATAATTCAAGTATGTTCTTAAAATTCATATCAATTCTAAATCATTATTAATTAAATCTAAATAGTCATCACCACAATTAACCCTTATCTTTTCTTTACATTCTCCAATCACTTCAAAGATTGAACGTAAACTTATATCCGTTCCGTTGGCAATATCTCGCATTGAATGGTTGCCCGTTAAATACAATCTGAATAGTGTTTGGTCGTAACTATGCCACTTGTTTATTTCATCGTTAATCTTTGCTCTAAACCTATTTTGTGCTTGGTAAAATTCGCTATTATCAACGTCTGCAATTTCCAAAGGTAAATTATTTATCTTAGATATTTGCTTTTTTGCCTTTAGAAAATTTAAGAATATAGATTTAAGGGTTAAGTGAATAAAGTATTGGTTTATTTTTCCGTCAACAATTATGTCTTCGGGTCGCTTGTTTCGGTCTAATCGCAAGTACATTTCTTGCACCAAATCTTCAGCGTAAAAGTACTCGCCAAAGCTATGAATTATTTTTACATAATTCTTATGGTGTTTAGCTATTTCCCCTAACCATTCCATTTATTCATCTGGGAAAAGTGGTTGTTCGATAATTGTGTTTTCAATCGCTTGTAAAGGTGCTCCGTATCCCGAATCCATCAATGCTTTATAAGCGTTAACGTCCCCTTTTCGCGCTTTGTTTATCAATGCAAGTGTCATAATATCTTCTTGGGATAATTCTTGTGTTTCTTGCGTTAAAGGGTTCTTTACTTTCTCCGAAGCCTCCAACCATTGACGTGCAATAGTGGAACGGTTACGGCTACCTTTTGGGCGTCCGTTAGGGTTTCCGCTTTGTCCTTTATCCCATTTTGGTTCTATTTCTTTATAACCTGCCATTTCGTTGTTAATTCGTTGTTTTAGGTATTGAGCGCAAAGGTGGAATCGAACCCCTCTTTTAAACTGGAATGTTTAACGTGCAACCATTACACTTCTTGCGCTTGTATTTCTTTTCGTTCTTGCAAAGATACTTTTTTTCCTTTATACATTCCTGCTCCCATTTCATCTATTTTGCTAAATGGTAAAATAGGAACTGTTATTTTACAAGTTTTGTCAATTAGGTAAATGTATCTAAGTTGAAAACCATCTAATTTTTTACCTCCATTATCTTTAATCCAACTTGTACCACTTTTTCCATTACTTTCTTTTGTTCTATGTGCTGAACTTGTCAAACTACAAACAACTTCACCATTTGGCATTTGATAGGTGCTTGTGTTTTTATTAACTCCAATTAATTTAAATCCACTCGCTCTATAAATTGTACCATCACCGCATAAATTACCGTCACTAAAACTTAAAATCCATTTTATATGAGGTGCGTTTTTTTTTATTAATTTAATACTAATTGCAATACATCTGCTTTCTGAATATTTAGGTAAATAATCATCAAAAGCCATTCTGTTAAGTTCTATAACTTCATTCCATTTTGTATTTTCAATAAAATGAATTACATTTTTTTTTACCATTGGGCTTCCATAACTTAAAACTCCGTGAAGTTTATCATCTAAAAAACAACCAAAATGTAAAACTGAATTTGGCACTACCTTACCGCTGTAATGGTTTAATTTTACAAACTCATTTGCAATTTTAGAAGGTATTACTTTAACGATTATTTCCTTTGCTCTGCCCATTGCATAATAATTAAATAAAGTGCGTTTCCGTTGCTGTTTTCATTTCCCATTGTTTCAGCATATTTATACTCTTCCGTTTCTTTAATATCTGAAATAGCATTTTTTATTTGTTCTGCTTGTTCGTCAGCTAACGTAAAGGTCATTTGTTGAAACGGCGCTTTATCTCCGTCAGGTAAACTAAAATCCGTTCCTAATTCATCGCTATCCAAATCAAAACCTACAACTTCCAAACCCCATTCTTCCAATTGTTCGCTATCCCATTCGCTTAATAAACTCCAATCGTAGTCACCAAAAGAAACATTATCTTTTATAAGAAACTCTCGTTGTTGTTCTTCCGTAAGGTTATCAGCAACTATAATCGGAACCTCTTTTAACCCTGCTTCTTTGCACGCTTTAAAACGCATATTTCCGCCCAAAATAACCATATCAGCGTTTACGACAATCGGTCGAATATCCAACATTTCTGGAAAATCTTTGATTGATTGTACTAACTTTTTAAAGTTATCGTCTTTGATTAACCTGGGGTTGTTCGGGTTTAATTTAACCTCGCTTAGTTTTGTTTTGATTGCTTTCATTCTATCGGTATTAAATTCTGCATTTCAGTTTGGAACGTTTCAAAGTCTATCCACTTACAAAGGTAGTAAATTCCTCCATCGTTTTCAATCTCTGCTTTTCGCTTCAATTGTGATTCTCGGATTTGGTCTTTGCCAATCTTCAATTCCAAAGATAAAAACTTTCCGTTAACAATTCCTTCGATATCGGAAAGCCCTTTATTTTCAGAACGAATGTAACCGATACCTTGGCGCCACTTCCCTTCGCTTGAAATTCGCCTTATTGACTTTGAACCGTAAACGTAACGCAAGTAATCAACTATTAGTTTAGTTATTTTATTAGTATCGGTTACCGATTTGCTAACTAACGGCTGTTTTACTACCTCAAAAGGTACGCCACGTTCGTCCGTTTGAAGTTCAGTAATTCGTTTCTGTACTGCCTTGCGTTTAGTTAAGCTGTACTTCTTTTTAGTGATCGTATGTGGTGGCATTGTTGAATTTAGACAGTCCACCATATGAACGTACTCAATGAATTGTTTTAGGGTGTATGGTTTCATTGTGTCAATTCTTTGATTTGTTCTAGTTGTTGAACTGTTGGATGTTCAATGTAGCTAATTTCAATTCGTTCTGCACTATACCACGTTACAGAATGGATACAAGGAATTTCCATAAGTTGGTGCATCTTTAACTCCCATTCAGGGGTTATGTCGGCTTGCATTTGTAGTTCTCGTTCTTTCATACCATTTCAATTTTAAATTCACGTGAATAATTACCACTCGCTTTGAGTGTCTTAATCTTCCAATTGCACAAAGCACGGCTTGGGAAATACCAAGTTTCGATGTTGGCGTAGGTTAGTTTATAGGTTGTTGGCATAAGGTGGGTTTTTAATTAAGAAATCAAATTTGTGTTTCTTTACATATTTTTTAACCTTAGTAGGTGTGTAGTAAATTGGCTGGGGGTGTAGTAGCTCAACTGCTTTTTGTAGATAGTTCATTTTATGTTTATTTTATATGCTTCAAACTTTTGTTTTAACTGCTCGTTTTGTAACTCTAAATCACGAATATAGCTTTGCGATTTATTAAAATATTCTTGAATCAAAAGTAAACGGTTTAATGTTTTCTCGAATTTCTGAATTATTTTAACATTCGGTAAATCTTCTTTTTGCTTCGCTATTAAGTTGCGTTCAACTTCGATAATAATATCGTTTAGAAAATAACCGCTGTGTTTGTATTGCGTTTCCATTATCCAACTCATATCAAGTTTAAACCACGCCTTGTTAATTTCTTCAGCTTCTTTAAGCATTTCTTTTATTGAACTCATAATTTCGCTTTTTCGTTTAGTTCGTCCCAAATTTCAACTTTTTCCTTTACTATTTCTTTTTCACGTTTCACAAACATAATATGTTTTATTCCGTTTGGTTCGCTGTTATCAACTTCTAATTCAAAGAATTTAACGTATTTATTAAATGCTTGTGTATAAGCCGTTTTGGTTTTTACTCCATACTTTCCAACGTTTGAATTGTAGTCGTTAAATAGCTTATCGTAATTGTACCAATCATTAAATTTCAATCCTTGCAATTGGTTGTAAAGTTCAATGTTAATTTCCGTTTGTAGCTTCTTAATAGGAAGTGAAATTTTATCGTAATCCATCAATCCGTTTTGTAAGTATTTCTTAATGCACTGAATCATGTAACTATCAAATCTTGCCCATTCTTCAGCGTTCCAATTATCAAATAACTTATGCCCAAAATAATGTAAAGGTGTGTACTTTGAATTAAAAAAAGTACTTAATTCAACTTCAAATTTTCGAGCATCGT